ACAGATGCAACCTAAGAAACAGAGGCGTGGTACACAACAGCTAACTGCTACTCGTCGTCCTACTTTAAGTATGGGTGGAGGAGAAGCAGGTACAGGTGTTCAACTTTCACAATAACAACTAATAATATAAATATATATGAGCCTTCGCACACTTGATAAAAAGACGTTACTCTCATCCGCTACAGCTTCGGGGGCGGGTAACAGTTTCTCGGTTGAGCGTTCTAAGGGATGGACATTTATCATCGCCACAGAATCAGCCGGAGCAGCAACCATAGATATAGAAGCTTACCTTAGTGGTAGTAGTTCATGGCATGTTGTACATAGCCAATCAGTATCAGCCGTAGGGTCGATCATGGTGCGTGATGATATGGGACACTACGAAAAACTAAGAGCTAATGTAAGTGCATATACGGCAGGGACCCACAGCGTTTACGCCATTGGATCAGTTGACTCCTTATAATGTCACTCACGTTCACAGTACTTGAAAAGCCTAGCAACATCATACCGTTGCCTAGCAACATCATACGACCAGCTTTCGAAGAACTCTACGGCTTTGACGCACGAGTAGATGATGTAATAGACGGAGCTTTACTAACAGAACCAGCAGGAGACATACTAGTAACAGAACTTAATGAACCAATAGCATTTGAACCAGCATAATACTCATGGCTAATAAAAAGATTTTTGCAGACCTAACTGAACTATCGACAGCAGCAGCTGATGATGTGTTACCGATAGTAGATGATACAACAGGAACACCTACAACAAAGAGGATAAGTGTTTCTAATTTAATGGCACAAGCTCCTGTACAATCGGTAGCAGGTAGAGATGGGGTAGTTACACTTAGTAACACAGACATCAGTGGACTCGGCACAGCAGCTACTTCAGCCAGTACAGACTTTAGTCCAGCTTTCTTTAGTACTGTAGCAGAGACGACAACCGCTCGTACACTTAGCGACAGCGACAACGGTAAAGTTATTGTTTGTAGTAACTCAAGTCCCACTATCGTAACAATTCCTAACGGTTTAACCACAGGCTTTAGTTGTACAGTAGTTCAAAGTAATACAGCTACTGTTTCAGTCGTTGGTTCGGGAGGAGCTAGTGTGGTAGGATACAACGGGAACACAGCTACCGCTGGTCAATATGCAGCATTGAATGTAATACCTACCGCAGCTAACTCTTATGTTATTGAAGGTGACGCAGGTTCTCCTCCGTTTGTAAATAATTACTCACTAGCACTTGACGGGATTGACGACCATGCAACGCTTGGCTCTAACTTCACTTCGATAACAGGTAGTAAAAGTATTACAGGATGGTTTCGCTTTGATAACACTTCTCAGAACGGAGTTACCACTACAACAGCAAATCAGTTTGGTTGGTTATTTTGGGCTAGTAATACTATGTACTTTAGAACGGGAGCGGGTACTCAAATTTTCACCATTCCCGCTGTATCGACAGGTACTTGGTATCACTTTGCGATCACAGGTGACGGCACAACTTTAAAATGCTACATTGATGGCACTCAACAGGGTGGAGATAAAACGGACGGTAGTTGGTCTGTCGGTACATTTTTTAGAGGAACATCCACAGCTTATTACTTCGATGGCGATGTAGATGAGATAGGTCTTTGGACAGGCACAGAGCTATCTGCTTCCGATGTTTCAGCCATAGCTAATACTGGTGCTAGTTCAGGTTCTAAAGCCGTAGATTTAGATGCTTACACAGGTCTTACGCATTGGTGGAGATTCGGGGACGGAGATACAGGAACTACCGTTACCGACAACAAGGGAAGTAATAACCTAACCCTAGTTAACGGTCCTACATTTATTACCCAAGTTCCTTAATATTATGAATTATGTAATAGTACCATCATCTGAATTATCTTCTGTTGATTTTAGTGAAGTGATTGAGAGCGAATCCACACTTAGATACTCATTGGATAACAGTAAGTTTATCGTGAAATACGAAGGTGAACAACCTAGCTTTGCGTTCGGTCTAACTAAGTACAATCGTAGTGAAATGAAAGCTATCGTAAGTGGTGCTGAGTGGACACCTAGCGAGTAAGATGCACGAGACAGCCCAAGGGTTATATCACTCGTTGGAAAATCAGCGGTGGTCCTTTTTAGATAGAGGTCGTACAGCTTCTGAGCTTACACTTCCTTACGTACTACCACCTGACGGACACAACTACGCCACTAAGTACTACACACCGTACCAAGGTATAGGAGCTAGAGGAGTTAACAACTTAGCATCTAAGCTATTATTAGCACTACTACCACCTAACGCTCCGTTCTTTCGTCTTGTTATAGATCGCTATGAATTAGATAAAGCTAAAGCTGATCTAGGAACAGAAGGAGCAGAGCAGTTACGCACTGACTTAGAGAAAGCATTAGCTGATGTAGAACGTAGTGTATCACAGGAAGTAGAAGTACAGAACTTCAGGAACGGTATCTTCCAGGCTTTAAAGAATCTATTAGTAACTGGTAACTCTTTGTTATATCTTCCTGATGAGGGCGGTATGCGTGTCTTCAAGCTTGATCGTTATGTTATCAAGAGAGACCCAATGGGTAATGTAACACATATAGCGGTTAAAGAAACAGTAGCTCCTATGATGCTTCCTGAATCGGTAAGAGAGGAAGTGTATAGACAAGAGAAGGAAAACAGTTGTGACTTATACACCGCAATCATCAGAGAAGACGACCACTTCAATGTGTACCAAGATGTCAAAGGTATGCTCATCGAAGAAAGTGTGGGTAAGTATCCTATCGAGAAGTCCCCGTGGCTCCCTTTACGCTACACCCAAATTGATGGAGAGGACTATGGCAGAGGCTTTGTTGAAGAGTACCTCGGTGATCTCAAGTCATTAGAAGCACTTACAAAAGCTATCGTTGAAGGTAGTGCAGCAGCTTCGAAGGTATTGTTCATGGTTAATCCGAACGGTACAACACGAGCAAAGACATTAGCAGAATCTCCGAACGGTGCAATCGTACAAGGTAGTGAAGGTGATGTATCGGTGTTACAACTTAATAAGTTCAATGACTTCCGTACTGCCCAAGCTACTATGGCTGGTATAACAGATCGATTGAGCCAAGCATTTTTACTGACATCAGGAGTAGTTAGAGACGCAGAACGTGTAACAGCTGAGGAGATAAGAATGCTCAGTCAAGAGTTGGAGGCTGCATTAGGTGGTCTTTACTCTTTGTTATCACAGGAGCTACAGCTACCAATTGTCAGTCGTTTAATGGATAAGATGTCTAAAGGTAAGAGATTGCCTAAGATACCAAAGGATATTGTTAAACCTACTATTGTTACAGGAGTGGAAGCACTAGGTAGAGGTAACGATCTGAATAGATTAGATATGTTCCTGGCAGGAGCTAACCAAGTAGTAGGACCACAAGCTGTCACTCAATACTTAAATGTCAGTGATTACTTCAAACGTCGTGCCACTGCTTTAGGTATCGAGACTGAAGGACTAATCAAGACGGAAGAAGAAATTCAACAAGCTATGCAACAGCAACAGATGATGGAGATGGCACAGAAGTTGGGAGCACCAGCAGTAGGACCAGCCATCAACGCAGCACAGGAGCAGTACATGGCACAACAACCAGAACAACCACCGCAAGAGGAATAACAAACTATGGCTGAATTACACCGAGTAGAGATCAATGAGAAAGCACCAAGTGAAATCGAACCCGAAGAAAAGAACGTCACCGAAGAGCAACCAAACCAACAAGCCGAGGAATTACCGCAAGAACAAAGCGACCGTCCGGAATGGCTCCCAGAAAAGTTTAAAGACCCAGCGGACATGGCGAAAGCGTACTCCGAGTTGGAAAAGAAACTTGGACAACCTGCTGAAGAAGCTGAACAAGTTGAAGAGAAAGCTGAGGACAAAGAAGAACAAACTGAAGAGAACAGTAGTGAAGCATACCAAGCAGTTGCAGAAGCGAGTAAAGAGTTCTTTGAAAACGACGGTCAACTTAGCGAGGAAACTTATACAGCTTTAGAGAAAGCGGGACTGCCTAGAGATTTAGTTGACAGTTACGCAGCTGGTCAGCAAGCATTGTTACAATCTGAAGAAGGACAAATCAAAGGCGTGGCTCAAGGCAACTACGATGCGATGGCAGAGTGGGCGAATGAGAATTTACCACAAGAAGAAATCAATGCTTTTGATGAGGCAGTCACAGGTGGTACAATTTCGCAAGCTAAGTTAGCAGTTCAAGGACTGTACGCACGTTATCAAAACGAAGTAGGTGCTAAACCTCAGCTTACACAAGGAGCCGTTAACGGTGTATCAACCATGCCATTTAAGAGTATGCAAGAATTAGCTCGTGCTCAATCTGATCCACGATATAAAAGTGGAGATAAAGCATATCATCAAGAGATTGACAGACGACTGTCAGTAAGTAATATTTAGGATTTATTGTTTCATTCATAAGGTATAGTAGTAGCCCCTAGTGTCAGTTTATTTGGTTTGCTGATGCTAGGGGTTTCTTATTATGATTAAGAACATGGCGACAGAACTAGGAGAAAACGTACAGGTAAAAGCCAACCTTGCGTTCATGGCTAAAGTGATAGCTATAGTCGGAACTTGTGTTTGGGGATACTCTGTAGTGTGGAATAAGCTGATGGTATTAGACAGTAGTCTTGATCGTGTACAACATGAAGGGACGTTATTAGGAGACTTGTCGGCACGGATGATGCACATTGAGAAGTTTGCAGAACAATCTAAAGCTGACCTTAATCATTTACTAGAGATGCAAGACGCTCCTATAACATCTGACCATCAACAGTTCGAACGGATTAAATATTTAGAGAAAGAACTAGATAGACTGCGGGACAAAGTAGAGGGGATTAAATGAGATGGGTGAACTACTTATGTTATTTATCACGGGCGGTGGTAGCACTGCTATGGGGGCGATTCTTAAAGGTGTGTTCGGATATATCTTTGAAGCAAAACAGAACAAGCATGATCTTGAAATGGCGAGAGAAGCTCGTGCGTCTGATAATTTCCTTAGACTACAAGCTGAAATCGCTAAAGGAGGTACTGGTGAGTTTGTTTCTTTTACTCGTCGTATTCTTGCTGTTATCGGGGTGTCTACGCTCTGTGCGTGTATCATCCTCTGTACCCTCTTCCCCTCCGCAGAAATCGTCACCCTTACCAACGCAGACGGAGAAGGAGTCAACGAGTTCTTCTTTGGACTCATCAGTTTTCAAGCTAACCAAGAACCAATATCGATCTCTTCTGGACACATCAGCCTTATGGGATGCACGGTAATATTGCCTTGTATCTTAGGTTTTTACTTTGGTCCTAGCGGTCGAAGAGGTTGACAGTCAAGAACTTTTCCTCTTTACTTATACTTAAATTTAATCGACAACTAGCAACAACTAGTCCCTCGACCCGCTGCGGCGGACAATCCTGTGAAGACGAAAGATGTGAAAGTCACTGGTAATCATCACACATTCAATAACTTATAACATAGGAGATCATATATTATGGCAAACGGATTAACATCCCCCAGTCGTGTAGGTGTAGATCAAACTACTGACGGCAGCTTCGCACAAGATAATGCGTTGTTCCTTAAAAAGTTCAGTGGCGAGATTCTGCAAACCTTTGAGGAGTCTAACGTATTCAAAGCTCTACACACCATCAGAACAATCGAGAACGGAAAGTCTGCTCAGTTCCCAGTAACTGGTATCGCTTCTGCTAACTACCACACCCCCGGTGAAAACATCGCTGAAGCTAACGACGGAGCAACTCCTCCTTCATTCTCTTACCTCAGCGACATCAAGAAAACTGAGAAGATCATTAACATCGATAAGATGCTTGTTGCTTCTACTTTCTTGGCTAACATCGACGACGTAAAGAACCACTACGACATCCGCAGCGTTTACGCTAACGAGTTGGGTAAAGCTCTTGCCGTTCGTTTCGACACCGCTCTTGCTAAAGTATTCTTAGCAGCTGCTCGTGACTCTGCTAACTTAGCTGCAACGCCAGCTGGTTCCACTTACGACGTAGCTGGTGAAGCTTTTGGGCGTGGTAACCTTGACGGTACTGCTGTTGACACCTTTACTGGTGCTCAGTTGGTAGGTGCTTTGTTCGCTTGTGCTCAACGTATGGACGAAAATGACGTTCCTAGTGACGGTCGTTTCTGCGTTCTTCGCCCCGCTGAGTACTACAAGTTAGTAACTGGTGCAGACAGCAGCAACACCTTCAGCCTTACTTCTGTTATTAACTCCGACATCGGAGGTCAAGGAAGTATCGCTACTGGTAACGTTCCACAAATCGCTGGTATCAGTCTCTACAAATCAAACCACATCCCAAGCACAAATCTTGGTGGTTCTGATCCTGACGGCGATGCTAACAACAACCCCTTCGGCGGATCAACCGGATACAACTCCGACTTCCGTAATACCTTTGGTATTGTTTCTCACAGTGCTGCTGTAGGAACCGTTAAGTTGCTTGATCTTGCTACCGAATCGGAGTATCAGATCGAGCGTCAAGGTACGTTGTTTGTCGCTAAGTATGCTATGGGTCACGGAGTCCTCCGTCCTGAGTGTGCTATCGAACTAGCAGCGTAACGCTCTTCTCTCGGTGTTGGGGAGGTCTGTGATTCGTTCCGCTCCCCTCCACTGATTATTTTTTATATGTATAGCTATGGCACTGACTACTAAATTAGAAGCTGTTAATACGATGATTAGCGTCATCGGGGAATCACCAGTCAATACGATTACAGGACAGACCAGTCTACCGATCACAGCTATACAAGCCATATCTACATTGGATGAAACAAGCAGAGCCGTACAGTCGGAAGGATGGCACTGCAATACAGAATACGAATACGAACTTACTCCTGACAGCGTTACAAGTAAGATCACCCTTCCGAATAACACTTTGAAGTTCGACCTTGATCCTTTGTTATATACAGACACAGACCCTGTACAACGTGGATTAAAGCTTTACGACAGAAAGAACCATACTGAGGTGTGGACAGATAGCGTAAAAGGAACAATCACTTTTGAATTAGAGTTTGAAGATTTGCCTGAGCAGATCAGACATTATGTAACGGTCAAAGCAGCTCGTATATTCGCTAATCGATTTATTGGTAATCGTGAGATAGAAGGCTTTACGATGAGAGAAGAAATAGAAGCGAAAGCCCGTGCTATTGACAGTGACTCCGAGAATGCTGACCGTTCTATCTT